TTATTTTTTAGCCGCATTATATGTTTGAGCTTGGTCTTTTGAAATATATTCAGCTTTCACCAAATCATTTACAGTTGGTTGTTTACCTGTCTTCACTTCATAAAGCTCCATCTGACTTTCGACAACTTTGACAACAGCAGCATCTCCTTTTTCATGCACAACCTCTTTTTGCTTGCTCAAGTTTGGCACAAATAACAGCATCAAGACACCAATGATTAGCAAAACAATCAACATCTCAATCAAATATATTAAATTTGTTTATTAAATAGGAAGAAAAAGGCGGTCTGGTTAGACCGTCTTTTGTTTTAGCTTTACCTCATTTTCTTTTGCGTATTTTGTTAATTTGATAGCGTTGTTGTATGACATACGCCCGACATCTGTAACGCCGTTTGCGTAATTTGATAACGTCTGTTCAGATATTCCTGTTGCTTTAGAAATCTGATAACGTGAATTATTCGTTAGTAAGTTTAAAATTTCTTGTTTTGATAATACTTCAATCATATTACTTCCCTTTAATCATCTTTTGCTATCCATAGATATACTAAGAATACAAAAGCAAAAATAATAAAATACTTCATAATTTTAACCAGTTATGATATACTCAACATAGTAGGTGTGGGAGCTTTCGCTCCCGTTCCCACTACAGAACCTTATTTAAACTTCCTTGGTTGGGCTGTTTTTTGAGGTTCTTTTTTTGTTGCTTTGATTACTTTGGCTACGCCCGTTAAGGCTGAACCAAAACCTGTTAAAGCAATTCCGATTGAACTGATAAGCTCAATTATTTCTGAGGTTTTCATAACTTTTTTCCTTTCTGTAGTTTCCTTGTCTAAGGTTTTATTTTTTTACCTCCCTCAACCTTACATATATATTATACTACTATTTATAGTAGTAGTCAACACTTTTTATAAACTTTTTTGATATTTTTTAAATTTTTTGGTCCGTTTTAACGGACTTTTTTTAGTTTTGTGGCTATAACAGCAATAAAAAAGCTCCCAACACAAAGTCGGGAGCGTTAAAGGTTAACTAATTAATTATACTATTTATGTTATAATATAACAAAAGCGAGCGAGGTAGTAAAATGAAAAATCCTTTCAAATACGGAAAATTTTGCGGAAAATGGTATCCAGTTGTTAAATTAGAATTTAGAATACACGGTTTAGCTGATATCAAACTAACAAAAATCATTAAAGTCGGCAAGAGATACGTTGGTTTGACGATTTTTAAAAATGACATTGTATCTAGTCGCTTATTTATTTTATAGATAAAAAAAGAAGCCCTAAGCAATCGCTTAGAGCTTTTCTTTTGGCTTAATTGTAATAATTTACCAAGTCGTCTTTATCACGACAAGAAAGCCAGACTGTACCGAATTGACCGAACTCAAATTTACGCCAGTAATATCCGCCATAATATCCGCCTTCGCCAGTATCTGTGATATGAGCCTCGTCAATCTCAAATGAGAAGTACATACCTGCTTTAAAGTCCTTGTCTTGACCGTCAGGCAAGTTGTTGCCGTTTTCATCTACCCAGTTTACCAGACCAACAGGAATACCGTTGTCAGTCCAATCAAACCCAACAGGCGCTAAATAGTCGCATTTGATTTGATAGATACCGTTAACGAAAGCTACCTGATTAGCTAGGTAGTAAGCCTTGCTGTCTGGTTTACGACCGCCAGAAACAACTGTGTTAGGTTGTGTAGCTGTTGACCCGCTAAAGCGCCAAGCTTCGATATAAGCTGGTCTAGAGTTGTTGTAATAACTATCCCAATTATGGCTTGATACCGCTGTACCTGCTTGTCCGCCAGTTGAATAGTCAACGCTGATAAATGTGTTAGCGTCCTCTAGCACTCCGACGTGCCCACCAGCACCACCAGATTGCGACATATCAGCACCCCATGACATCATGACAATGTCCCCACGCTGTCCGTTCCAATCTTCGTTTTTGCTTACACGATAAAAGCCATTTTTGGCTAGCTGTGAGCCTAATGTGACTGTTGACGGTAAACCAACAATATTCACCCCTGCCTCTTTAAGAGCTTGCGAGATTGACCCTGAACAGTCCGCTGTACCGTCTGAACCATTTCGACTTCCGTACATCGAATAAGTGAGTTTTCCTCGACGACTTTCAAACCAGTTGATTAAAACATCTGTATTCATTTATTTTCTCCTTTCCAGCTATCATTCATTTCTTTTACTGCTGCTTCAATAAACATTTCAAGCTGACTATCAGATAAATAGATATTGTATTGCTCTAACGCTTTCTTGACTTTCGTCTTAGCAGCAGTTAGCTTCTGCTCACTATCTGTGTACTCGTCTGTAATCTGTTCTACTGCATTAACAGCATTCTTTGCTACGATTTCAACGATACGTAAAGCTTTTTCTCCACCCTCTTTAAACAGATAGTCCTTTATCGTCTTAACGATAAAACCAACGAAACCAGTCAAAATAAGCATAATACCTTGTAAAATTACATCATTCATTTTCTTACTCCTTTAAAACATCTGTGTATTTCTAACAACATCTTCTAAATCGTCCACTTTCTCTTGCAAAACTGATATGTCTTTGCGAGTTTCTAGTGAGAGATTATTAACAGCTTCTGTCAATCTAGCCATTTGCTGTTGGTTTTCAGTAGCAATCCGATTATTGGAAGCTAACAGTTCCTTATTCGTCTCCTGAAAGCCAGTCACTAACTTCTTGATGACCCAAATCATACCGCTGATTAAAAGCAAGATGACTAGGATAATAGCTATAGCTAAAACTCCGCCAACTTTATCAATCGTCCAAGTTGCTCTCATGGCTTCATGAATAATATCTTGTCCAACCATAAGCCCCTCTGCTTTCTAAGCTTATTCAGCAGTATTTTCCTTAGTTAGCTCTGCCAAAAGCTCATCATCTTCGACCATGAGAGCGATTTGTGCTTTGACTTTTGGTTTAAGCACTTTTGGGATTTTGGCATATTGGTAGTTTCCTGAAATAACGTTAATTGCGTAAAGTTTAATCATCATATCTATTCCTCTTTCTATTTCATTTTTGAGTTTCTTCACTAATTTCATCTGCTAGTACTCCTTTATCGTAAAGTTGGGTGATAAGGTCTAACAGTGTAGCTTGTGCTACTTCTGAATTTTCGTTGTAATTTTTGATTTTCTCATCAATCTCGCTGAATTTCTCGTTTTTGTACTTATCACGAAAATTCTCTTGATAAACGACTTCCAGCGCTAACTCTTCCAGCTCTGCGTTAGATAAGCTGATTTTGTCGGCTGGTAGCATGACGGGATAGAATGCACCGTCATCGTTGGTCAAGGTGACTTTCGTACCTTTAACCGTGCCATCTTGCTCAAATTCCTGTGATTTTGAACCAAATTTTAGTTTCATATTTTCTCCTTTCTATGATGGGAATGGGTCTGTAGTTAAGTAAGTAACTGTCCCCGTCCATACGTGGTTACCTGTGTAGCTATTTGTAAGCCTGATTTTCCCATCAGTTGCTAAATGCAAGACTGCCCAAGCGTTAACACTGTTTGAAACGTTACCGCTCAAATTCATATGTACTTCGAAAGCGGGTCTGTAACCAAGCGGGATAGTTTCAGACACTTCCACATATTCGCACTGCTTATTAATATTTGAAATTGCCCTGTGCCAAGTAAGCTGAACTTGATTACCAATCCTAGTAGCCGTCGCCTTGCTTGAATATGGCATAGTTATTGTTTTTGAATACACCTTAGTCTGGTTGACTGCAGTAAATTCAGCTACTTTATTTTGAACAGCATAGTATTGCCATGGGTTCCATACATTATCGCTTTTAAGTCTAAACGCTGGCGTTCCACCCCTATAGTCGCTAACTTCTTGCAGTCCCCATGAGTCATCATGTCTTGTTACTCTTAGATATTTCCAACCACTTAAAGAACCAACTGTAGGAGCATGAAGCGGGTTGTAACAGCGATAAAAACCTGCAGTCGTGATTGTGTTAAAATCTGTACCTTCAGCTAGGAGGATAGCAGTCCCAGTATTATTAGTCAACTGATGGTGTTGAATGTCTTTGTTTTTGTATTTAAACACCCAATCGCTGTCAACAGCATTTGCATTTTCTGGTGTTTTGCCAAAACCTACCCTGTCTGGTCTAATTGCAATAGGAAACTTCTCTGTACCAACAGTTGCTAAGAACTCATAGCTTGTAAATGCATCTTCGATTTTACCGATAATGTCATAAGTCTTTAGTGTGCTAAAAGTAGCTGCTAAATTAGCCCTAGAGTTTGTTAAATTATCAATAGTCGTCCACGTCCCACCTGCGCTGCCTGTGTCAGTCGTGTAGTTAGTAGCTGAATGCTCCTTGTACTTAAAAGAAATAATCATTTTGTTCTTTTGCTTTCCACCGACTGTTAAAGGAGCTATTCTGGCATTTCTTGTGACGGTTAAGGTCGTGCTAGCAGAACCGCTACGCTGTGCGGTGAAACTCATGTGCGGCGTGAAATACGGCAACACATTAACAGGAATTTCAACAGGGTCTGACGTTCGTCCCCGACTGTCTGTGACTGTCGCTCTAACAGTCACTGAACCATTGAAGTCCATCATGCCAAGTGAACCGCCGTTTGACGTTGTGCTAAGATTTTTGCCGACGATTTCCGCACGATAATTGGAAATGGTAGAGCTGTAAGCACCGCTAGCGTTGTTAAAAGCAACTTTGATATTAGACAAGACCTGCACGAATGTATTTGACGTATTTATCAGATTGGATACAGTCGTATTGCTGTCAGATAAGCTAATACCGCCTAAGGTTGGTTTAATGCTTGCTGGGATATTGGCGTTAAACGTCACTTCCTTCGTCCCGATTTTGGTGCTGCCTGAATATGTGTCAATGTAGACCGTTCCCCAGTGATAATCTGCATTCGGAACTGTGTTAGCAAAATCGAGTGGTAAAGTCCAATTACATGACGTGTCAACGTTTGTCGCAATCGTTCCAGTTTTGCCGTCCCAGTTATAACGTAAGGTGTGTTTAAATGAACTGTTTTTGCGGTCAATTGTAATAGTCGCAACTTTACCAAGCTCAGTAGCTGTCACCTTCCCAGTACTTGCACGCTTGATTTGTGTCAACGGTAAATCAAAAGCGACCATAGCAGAACCGTATCCGCCCGTATTTAGGCCAACGCTTAACTGAACTCCGACCGTTTTCTTACCTTCTGAGTCATGCCCGACGTTGTAAGTGCGATTAAAGATTTCCTGTGTTGAATTTGTTCCGATATTAATCACGGGATGCTCGATTGCACCATCGCCATTAATGTGTATAGTGACATCGCTTGTGACACCCCACATAGAGGCATAACCGTTAGTACGCAAACGACCTACTACTTTAACAGTACTGTAATTTCCAGCTATATTTTGGCCTGTTTGCGTCGCCTGCAATTCCAATGCCATATTACGACCGTAAGAACCGCTAAATGTAGCTGTTGCCATATCAACCTCCTAAATACCTTAATACCAGCATGTCTGCATCGGCTGGGTGCGTTTCAAAGCGAAAACGTCCAATTTGAATCGTCTTCGTAAAAATACCATTAGCAATATTTAACGTACCTTGAGAAATGTACATCACTTCGCTGCTTCCAGAAAATAAGCTAATCCTGTCATCACTAAATTTAGCGTAAGCTGAACCATCTTTTTTACCGATAATCAAGCCTTCATTTTGAAAGCTCATGAATCTATCGATTGCATCCCATGCGAACTTTAAGTCGTTAACTTCGTATCTCATTCCCAAGATACGTTCTGACGCTTCTTTTAAAGCTTGTTCCGATTTAGCTTTATCTGCATCATTTGCTTTAACATAGTTTTCGTAAGCTGTTATCCATTTATCGACAGCATCAATACTAGCTTTTGCTTCCATTTCGGCTTTGATAAGATTATTCTTCTCTGCCAACGCATTCAACTGTTCTTGCGTTAGCGTTTGGTCTGCTTTGCTGTCAATGTCAGCTTGTATGTCCTCTGGTGCCCATACATGACCAGTAGCCACATTTCCAAACTGCACCATGACACCAGTCACCCAAGCTGACCCGCTTTTAGCACCTTCGAGGTTAAAACGAATAGTAGTTTTAAGCTGGTCGTATGACTTGATAGCTGCATAGTCGTATGTGTACGTTATATACTTCCAGTCTGACGTCCCAACAAAACCTCCTAACGTTAGATAGTTAGCAGTCGAAGTCGCGCCTGTCGAGCTGTTTTTTAGGTATAGTGAGTGTTTAAAGCAGTTAAATACATTCCAGCCGTTCGTGCCTTGAACGACATTCTCGTATTTTACCCAAGCGCTAAAAGTGACTTTACGATAAAGTCTAGAACTGAAATCTGGTTCTATATTAAAACTTAGCTCCTTATTGTTTGGAATACGATAGCACTTCTTCTGACCCGTAATATGGTTGTCTGGTAGCGTTTCTTCTACGAAACCACCAGTAGCTTTCGATTGAATCCAAAGATTTCGTCCACTAACTTCAACACCAGCACGTCTATCCATCCAAGCGTATTTTGTTGGGTCTGTACTGTTTGCTTGTACGAAGTCTGTGTAATAGCCTTGATACTGCTGACCAGACTCTTTAAAACTAAAACCAGTTCTGCCATCTGCGGAATCTGCATAGGCCATGTGGAAATAGGACGTTTTCCCGTCAGCACCTGGTTTTCCTGGCAAGCCTTGGTCGCCTTTCCACTTGCTCCACCTATACTTAGTCGGGTCTGTACTTGCCGCCTCGTTAAAATCAGCGTACCAACCCATGTATGCTTTTGGTGTAGTTAAGCTAAATCCGCCACCAGTTGCGTTGTCGGCGAAGGCAAAGTGTACGTGCGAGGTTTGACCGTTCGCCCCTGTATTACCCTTCTCGCCAACACCGCTATATTCCCAGACAGTATCATTTGTACCGTCAGTGTAGTGTGTGATAGTACGCTTCCAGATGTATGTGCCATCAGGGGCTGCCATAGGACTTGTTAAAGCACCAAAATTATTCTGGTCAGTCACAAGGGGTTGCCCGTTTTCATCAAATACCTGAGCGTCGTATACACGATAAGCGGTTGAAAATCCACTAGTCGATGACTGTTCAAGCTGAACATAAACTCTACCCTTGGTTTTTCCATTTGGGACTGTTAAAGTTCTTTCCCAAATTCCTAGCCCATCTTCACTAAGTTCCCCTACCGGAGTAAGGGCTGCTAGACCATCAAATTGATAACCAGACGTTCTTTCCGTGTACCAGATACCGCCTTTAAGATTAATAGTCCCTTTTGTTTTTTGAGCAATAACCCTAACTGTATATTTCTTTCCGCTGACAACGTCAAACTCATTAGCAAAAGCATGGTCACGACCACCGCAATCATAAACCCCTAGCGGGTGTTTAGTTGCGGATAAGCCGTGCCAAAACGTTACCTCAGTTCGCTCAATCGCCTTTTCCGTCAGATTCACCAGAGTCATCTGACTCGTTGCTATCAACTTGCTCATCTTTTACCTCTTCCTGATCATCTTCGACCCAGCGTTTGATATCAATCCCTGGACCGTATGTATTCCAAAGCACTCGAATTGCATCAGATTTATTGTCAACAGGAACTTCAATGATTTGTCGCTGTTCCGCAATTTTAACATCCGCTTTAATCATATTTCACATCTCCTTATTCCCAAACTTCACATTTATAATTAGCTTTGGCTGCAATCTCACTAGCATTGACTGTAATAGATTTACCAGGCTTATATGCATTACCAATACCACCGAAGTTTGCGTCCATTACGCCATTCTTATCAAATTTTGTCCATTTATAAGTCTTACCAGTACCATTCACATCAAGTTCTTCACCATTACGATAAAGTCGTGCTTTCAACACGGTAGATCCTTGGCGGTTCTTGAAGATATTACCCGCACTAGAATCGAGCATCAAACTGTATGGGTCTGACATGTCAACGAGTGTACATAAGCCAGAAGACTTACTACCATTAAACGTACCAGACTTGTTAATACATACGACTTTAAAAGTTTGAGCATTAACAACTGCAGCAGCTGTTACAGTAAGTACACCTTGTGATGTTGTAGTTGCAGTAGGTTCAACGTTTGGTGTTTGACCTGCTGTGGTTTTAGAGCATAGGTGCCAACCGATTCCACCATCAGCGTCGTAGCCCGCCGCTGTACTACCGGTAACACTAGTATCTTGGTAGAAGAATTTGAATTGCTTGTTATCATTTGTCAATACGTTACCACGATAAAGATCAGCATTTACTGTAAGACTCGCTGGGGTATTATTTCGGAAAGTAGTACCGTTACCTGCATATACATTTAAGACTTGGGTTTCTTTACCAATTTGAGTAACAAACAAATCAATATCGGCACTAAAGTTTACATCCAGACCTGTTAGAGGGTCACGCCATACGCCAGAAACTTCGTAACGTTTAGAGCCTTTGTTAGGGTCAATGTTGAGTTTAGTTGTTAAAGATTCCCTGTGAGCACCAGAAACATACTCATTTGTAGTATTTTCATTTGATGTAATTTCGGTTTTACTAGTTCCATCAACAACATACCAATGTACACTACTGATACCACCAACGATACTTGCTGTTGATCCAGCTTTTGTTAAGTTAAGAGTTAGCACCTGTGGTGTTGACGCATATGATGGGTTGTAATTACCTGAGCTTTGACTGTACACCTGTGTTGTGGGTCTACTAGCAGTGATGAACGCATTTAAGACGGGTGCATCCGATACGTCTACAACTGTAATTTGACCCGCTGCAATAATTCCCATTTTGATTTTCTCCTTTTAAACTCGTTTGCCGACATATTGGACTTCGCACGAGAATGTGGCTCGTCTAAATACGTCAGCTTCTGTGATTCTTATTGATTTTTGTGAATACGAATGGTCTTGATTCCAGTTCTCGTCTGGTGTTTCATCGCTATTGATTTTTTTCCAAACATAGCTGAACTCAGTGCCATCCTTGTCGATTTCCTTATTCCCACGCCATAGAGTGGCTGTCAGCGTGCTCGCTATGTTGTTGTTTTTGAACGTATTACCGTTTGACGTCAGGATGACTAAATCAATCTGCTCGACCATATTAGCTAGCGTGATTTCCGTAGTGGCTACTTCAGTATTTCCGACATAGCCCGAGACGGTTAAAACCGCTGTGTCAGTGATGTCTTTAGCTTGGACACGGTACTGCATACCGACTGTGACCACGCCGTCAAGCGCCCAGCGCCAAGAGACGTCCCGACTGACAACTTTGCCACCTTTCCAAAGTGTGGCTTTTACTAGACTTTCGCCCTCATTGTTCTTGAACATCGTTCCATTATCCGTCGAAATGCGAATATTGTACGGTTTTGCATCTTCTACCAAACGTTCAAGTTCGCTCTGGATGTCATTAGATAACTTGCTTTGCAAAGCTCTAAAATTTCCAAGTGTGGTCTTCCAGTTTTTTTTAGTCGAAAAGCTTAGCTTTTGTTCAAAAATACGTGCTTCAATCAGCAATGTGTTAGCAAAGCCACCATCTGAGAGCTCTACTGTGTCTCCAATATCTGCATCAATATAGCCGTCAAATTCGTATGTTAATTCTGGATAAGCTGACGCTTTCAACTGTTTCAAACCTTCTGTCTCAAGCTGTTGAATGCTTTTGACGTTAAAGTCCATGTCACGTCTAGTCCATTGATCTGATTGAGTTTCCGACGTAAACGTTGACGGATAAAGCTGTGCTGAAATAGGCGCATAGAGAGCATCGCCACGCTTGTAAAACTCAACGATGCCTTTATCATTCTTGAGCTCCCAGTTTGGCAAGCTTCCGATAGTCAATTTCTGATCACTGTTCTCTTCACTTTGAGCAGTTGGCACAATCATGTTAAAGATATTTGTCTTGTCAACCTTGCGCTTGATTGACTTAAGATTCTTCCTATAAACCAGCGTAATGTCTTTTCTGTCACGCCCAACGCCGTGATAATTAACGCCGTCATTTTCGTGATAAACATTGACCAAAAACTGCTTGATAGTACTGTCATCGTTGAGATATGTTTTAAATTCGATTTCAGCATCAAATTTGTTCGCAAGTGAAATAAGTCTGGCAAGTTTGGTGTCTTGCCCTTCCCATTCCAAAGTGCGCTTGTAATCTGAAATCTCATTAATACCGATGGATAATTTAGTCATATTTAGTAAATCCATAGCATTACAGTACTCAACAAATGACATAGCTCTGTCTGCTTTAAACGGATTTGAATATTCGTTAATAAGTTCTAGGTTTAAATTCTCACAATAACATTTGATTTTCTTTTCATCTTCTTCAACAGTCATCACATTAAACAGAAACGTCTCGCCTTTATATTCAAACGACACAAAGGCACGTTCGTTCAAATAGCTGTATGTTCTGTTTAAGACTGTATCTGAAACAAGCGTCTTCTTAGAGATGCTAAACCCATACGTTGACGAACCTGTTTGTAGATTACGTGTCCAAGTATCGTCGTAAAAACTCAATGTGCCTTGCTTCTCGTTGTCAATAAACGCTACTTTCTTCAAATGTGCATCGTGTATTGTTAGAAGCATCTACAAGCTCCTTTTCTCAAACTCCACTTTGACTGTAGGCATTTTCTTGATCCATGATGAGAAATAGATGTCTAACTCAGACTCGCCAGGCGGAACACTCAAGAAATGATGTGAGCCCTGTACGATATCCTCATTTTTATTCAAGTTATCTTTCATCACTGTGTCTGTTTCGTTGTTAATAACAACGGTTGAGCCCATAGCATAGCGGTTCGGGATGTCTCTAGTACCTGTCACAAAATCTTTGCGATAAACGATATCATCAAGATAAACGTGTGTCACTCCAGGTTTGCCCCCTACGCTCCCAAATATAACACTGACTTTAGCGGACTTTTTACCCTTTATCTCAGGGATGTTGTATTCTTTGTATTGACCGTTCCAAAAAAACTGTATCCAGCCATCTTTCCTGTAGATATCTGACCAACCTCGTGGCTCATTAAATGGATTTTGACCGTCTAAATGCGTACACCAAAATGTATAGCGATCAAGAAAACGATAGCCGCCTTTGCCGTCAGAAACCATGAAATTATATTCAGTCGTTAGACTGTTAGAACGTTTAAATGTCTCTGTTCCGTATAGAAATTGACCGTTTTCGTCCGATACAACAACTTTCATAAATCCGTACTGCGATTGATGTCCAGCCCAAAAAATCTGTCTCCACCAGATGTACTCATATAGCGCTCCTGCCTCTCCTGCGCTATCTGCTGGTATGTCCCAAGTAATGGACGCAGATGTCCCGTTTTTCAAGTGGATGTGTGGTCTTCCCCAAGCGTTGTCTATCTCAAGTTGTCCGTCTAGTACCTCTTGAACATTACTAATTGCCTCATTAAATTTACCCTCTTCAAATCCATTTAAAATCCTTGTTGGTCCAGTGTTTGATGTGTAATCAAACAAGATTTCAGATTTCTTGTATTCTTCTGAGTCTGCTTCTTCCTTACTTCCAAGCTCAAAAGCGCCATTTTGACTAACTAGTCCGACATAGCCGTTTTCTGAATTATGTTTAATCGTGATAATCGGATAAGCATCTACATTCCCCTCATTATTGATTTTGAACGTCATTTTATTGCCGTTCCAGGTAGGCTCTTCAAAACGTGCATCTGTCACCGAATGAGCCACTCCGTCAGGGATTAAGATAGTGATTTCTGAACGCTGAAACCAACGTGTGATATTGTCGTGTGAAATGTCATCAACAGGCAAGCCTAAATAATACTTGTCTGGTTCATCTGCATATGTAATCTTGACTGGTTTATCAACATTGAAAACACCAGCTAAATCATGTTTGAGCTGTTCAAGCTCTATTTCTGATTTCCCTTTGATGTCAAATTTGATTTTGTGTTCTTTAGCTCCGATTTTAATTTCTTGGATATTCACCCCCAAAAAAGGAGAAGTGTCAGTTGACACCGTCCTTTTATTACCAATCGGGCGAATAATGTCAGTAATTCTAAAGTATTGAGACATCTCAACACCGTTAAAAGTCATTATTTCTGTCATGGTCTACCCCACATTCTGTTATTGCGTGTAATCTGTGTTTGTTGATAATCTTGATATCTATCGCTAGTAGATGCGATAAGCGTGTCGTCATTCAATCGCATATCGATTGGACGGTCGGCGAGTCTGCCCATTGCATCTATAGCTTTTTCTATTACTTCGTTTGATTTTTCTTGTACAATCTCAACTTTTGCTTTGATTGCTTTGTCTAGATCAGATTTAACCTGTATGCTATGAGAGAAATTGGCTGAGCCTGCGCCTATTAGGTCTTCAGCTCTGTAGCTAAATGCTTGTACTTTGTCATACATTGCACCTAAAGCGTCGTTAACTGTGTAGCTGTCCTTTTCAATCCCAACCGCAACACCTTGTGCAATATAGCGACCTACATTGTCACGAAATAGGCGTGATGGTGAATGAATTTTGGCTTTTGCTCGTGCCGCTCTCTCTGCTTGTGCTACTAACGCATTAGCAGCTGCCGTCACACTTCCAAGAGCTGACATCATACCACTAGCCAAACCTTGCCCGATATATGCACCAATTGCACGCATTGAACCGACTCCAGACATCCCTGCTGCACGTACAGACGCCATAAGAGAACTCATTGCCGACCTTGCACTACCAGCACCGCTAGAAATACCTTGAGCGATATTTTGAGCTGTTTGTTGACCAATCATGCGTCCTTGATTTTTCATCTGATTTCCAATAGATGTAACAGCACTAAGCATTGCTTGCATTGACGATTGCACTTGTGTGCGCATTGAGCTAAACGCTGAAATAACAGACTGTGTCGCTGAAATGATTGAACGCATTTGAGACGCTGAACTTGCCGCACTCGCACCAATATTTGCAAAACCGCCTGAAACTGACGATAGAGCTCCACCTAAAGCACCTACTCTACCAGCTAACGCACCAAACGACGCTCCTGCCATTGCTGTTGCTGCGCCCATTGACAAGATGCGTGCGTTAAATACACTAATAAGTCCACCGATGACGGTAAACGTGCCATTGATGACCATCGCTCTAGCACCAAACATTGCAAATCCCGCTGTAGCAGATAAGATTGTTGGTGTTAAACTCATCAATTGTGCTTTAAATGCTGCAATTGGTGCATTAACAGCTGATAATCCAGCAATACCAGCGACTGCTTGAGAAACGAATACTGGGAAACCTGCACCAGCCACCGTCATCATCGCTGGCAAAAGAGACAAATTGGTCTTGAGTGTTGTAATCACTGCATCAAACTGACTTAAAGCAGCTAACGAAATCATTGCGCCAGTCGCAAACTGAGCCATACCAGTTCCAACTTGTGTCATTGCCGAGCCGAGCTGGCTCATCCCTGCTGAATGACTAGCCATTTTACCGAGACCACTAGCTGTAGTAGCTAAAGTTGCTGCTAAATCGCCTAGTTTTAAATCAACTAGCATCTTGACACCTTGCGCCATCTGCTTAACGCCATTACCAGCATTGAGAGCGGCATTCCCCATTGAGTCGAAAATGCCCGCAATACCGTCTAAAACGTTTCGAACGGCGTCGCCGAAACCAGTGATAACACCCTTAGCACTGTCCAGAATGTTGCTGATTTGCTCACCTAACGTCTTGAACAGGTTGGTGATTGAGTCAATAATCGGACTGATTTGACTGATTAGGTTGTTAAACGCATCTACGATTTGAGATAGTACTGGAGCTACTGCTACGACCATCTCTGTAATCGCTGGGATAAACGGTGATAGCGCTTGGATAATTTGAACAATAGCGTTAGACACTACTGTCACAATTTGAACAAATGCACTGCTGATAATTCCTACAATAGGTGTTATTGCTGTAGCTATTTGAGAAATAGCTGAGCCTAACGCTGTAATAATCGGTGGGATTGTCCCTAAAATTGACGTAAACGCATCTCCTAACGCTGTGATTGCGGGAGCGGCTGCACCAACTGCAACTCCTACTGCCACAACCAAAGGTGCTAGGTTAGCTAATGCACTTGTGACAACTGGCAATACACCAGAAACTGTTACAATTGCCTGAGCGAAAGCACCGATAATTGCCGTTGCTACTGTTGCAAAGGCTGTACCAAGCGCTTGAATAATCACGGACACACCTGCGCTTTGCGTTGCTAACAAAGTCAACGCTGACACGATAATTCCTACACCTGCACCAATACCAACGGCTGCAATACCGACTGCTGTGCCTAATGCAATAATATTTGCTGGTCCAGCCATTTTAAGAGCCGTACCTAATCCAACAAAAGCATTTGCCAAGCCTGTACCAATCCCTTTTGCTGCAACAGCAATACTAGTACCCACCGATTTAATGACCGATGCAAGACCTTGTAAGATTTGAGCAATCTTAGATTTACTTTGACCTACAGCTTCTGTCGCACCATCTGCTCCGTCCTTAGCGTTCTTCTTGAACATTTTGAACGGATTAAATGACTTGATAAATTCAAGTCCCTTCATGCCTTTTGAAACTAAGTTAGTCCCTGCTGAAAACGCCATCAAACCAGCAATACCACCAACTAGAACATTGGTAAATCCTTGGACAATGCTTGGGTCTAACCTTGAAATAAAATCAGCAATAGCTTGTACGACTTGTGCAATGACTTTAGCAACATTACCGATGACTGTTCCCAACGTCGACCAAATAGAAGCTTCACCAACTGCATAAGTCAATGTCGTGTACGCCGTAATAACACTATCAATCGCAAATTTGATTTGTTGCATAGCGCCAGTATCTGAAAAGCTATCCATGAATTTTTTAACAATCTTAGCTCCGCTTGCAATCGTTCTCATCAATGCTGAAATAGCATTACTGATTGTTAATGTCCATGAAAATCCACCACCAGCCACATTATTAAACGTCGACCAAATCGACTGCAAAGCTGCTCCTACATTGCTCAAAGCGCTTTTGAAATTGAAAATAAACAAAGGGTTAAAAGCCATTTGAGCAGCTGCTTTGATATTCTTAAACGCTCCTACAATGTCAATATCAAGGTTTGGAGCAATCTTTTTCAAACCTTTTTGAATTTCTTCTCCCATTGAGTCCATAAGAGTAGAAAAAGCTTGTGGTAGTTTAGAGAATACCCTTGTAATCATTGGAATAAAGTTTCCAAACAAGAATGTTGATGTCGTTCTTGCAAGACCTTGCAACGACGGCGTGATGTCCAATTCACCATCAGCTAAGTTTCCTTTGAAATCAGTCCAAGCTGCTTTCATAGAGCTAAAAGAACCACTCAAAGTCGTTGATGCTTCTCTTGCTGTTGTTCCTGTAATTCCAAGGCTTTCTTGGACTGCGTGAATAGCTTTAACGGTGTCTGCGAAATCACCAACGGTATAATGTTCACCAGTTAGCTTTTCCGCATCTTTCATCAAGCGTTCCATCTCGGATTTAGTACCACCATACTTTGTACACATTCGCCACAAGTCGCTAACTTGTGACCGCTCTTTTAGAGCTGCTCTATGTCACCATAGAGAGTAGACTATCTCTTATACATTTCTGCACCCTAGCGCTTCGAATTCGCTTGAACCTACTCTACTCCATTCAGCTCTTTAAAAGCTGTGTTTCGATAGTCGTTACACTTTCCCTTTTAGGGCTTAGCACGGTATTGTCTAAGCTACTAAACTTAGAGTTTCACCGTTTTCACTAGGTTTATACTCGGCTATGGTTTTTCTACCGAGTTTTAGGTTATCTAACATTTGATAGTTTCCACGAGCTAACGATTGATAGGTTTGAGTAATAAGCTCCATGTCTGTACCCATTTTGTTGGCGTTATCAGACATATCCACCATCGCTGTGTTAGCCAATTCAGCAGCTTTTGCTGTATCTCCACCGAGTGAGCTAATCAAACTAGCTGAAAATGATGTGACGTTCTCCATATAAGTATTTGCGGACACACCAGCTGTTTCAAAGGCTTGTTGAGCATAGTTTTTAACTGTGCCAGCAGAATCCTTGAATAGCGTTTCAATACCACCAATAGACTGTTGGAGCTTCGCCCCCTCGTCGATAGTAGATGAGAACGCCCCTTTAACTGCACCAGTTAAAGCGTTGACACCAGAAATCACAGCAGAGCTAATCAAGTTAGCGCCAAGAACGGACTTAAACGTACTTCCCATGCTGTTAACGCTCTCTCCTAATCCAAGCAATGAACTTTTTAAGCTTTTGACCTCTGACTGTGCACTTTTACCATCCATATCAATCTGGATGGTAACTTTTCCATCTGCCATGTTTTTCCTCCTTTCGTCTATTCTTCAGGCAATGCGTATTCTTCTTGTAATTCACGCATTCTTTGTTTTTCTTTTGCGCTGTCGCCTTTCTGTGGCTTCCAAGCTCGGATTTTCATAACTTCAATTAGCTTTGTTCCATCTGGTAAACCAGACAATAAAGCATTGAATTTCTGCCAATGCAATTTTCCTTGTTCTTCAATCAAATCAATGTTGTAAGCTTGCATAAACGATGAAAATATAAACTCACCATCGTATTTGAGTGAATACAGAGGTTTCTCATCGTCTGTACTATCCTTTGGTTTTTTAGGAATGACGTTTCCCTCCAAGTCATAGCGTTCTACAGCATCGCTTGGTTTAACGCTCTTGATATGTTTCTCGAAAATCTCTGAATAGATATTCAAAGCTGTTTCAAAATCAAGGTGTCTAAACTCTGGATTATCAGTAAGCTTGACTAGTGCTAGCTGTGGCTTAATCTGTACAGGAAATCTGTCGTCAGACCACATTTCGAAAACTTTTAGGACATTATCGAACGATAAGAAAAGCTGGTACTCTTTTCTATTGAGCACCAGCCTATCATCCATTCTTTTGGAAATGTCAAACATCACTCAGATAGAAACTGTTTGAAATATTCATCGTTTTGACGTTCTGCGTTGACTTCTCGAATTGCATTGCTAATTTGATAAAATACACGCAAGTAAGACAATGTGTTCTCACCAACTGCTTTATACAGTTTTTGAGGTGTTTCAGCATCAAACATTGTTTCAAACAATTCATCTAACAGCGCTTTGACTTTCATTGCTGTTTCAAAGTCGCTTTCTGATGAGTCGTCTGTAAGAGTTTTAGCTTTGTTTTGAATTTCAAGACCTTTCTCTTGAATGTATTTACTTTGTTCATCGCTTGGCAAGAACTCAAGACTGACATTTCCGATATTGAACACAATCGCATCTTGCTTCGCATCAAAATTATAAACTCGTGACATATTTCAAACCTTTCTATTCTGTAATAGCTTTCTCAATTGGCTTTTTAATCCATTTGAGTGTGCACTCGAATTCTTCGTAACTTGTCGCATCACCAGAACCAGCTTTGATACCAGAAACATTAGCGATTTGAGTAAATGACTTCTTGCCGTTTGACTCAACTACACGATGCCATACACGACGACCATCCCCAATTTCGTAACGAATAGAAGCGATAAGCGCTTGTGCTTTATCTTCTGCATCGTACGAGCCAGAAACAGAGTAAGAACCTGAAACGGATGTAACGGTTTCTTCCGTCGTACCATCGCCATCGTAATAACCTGTTTCATCTGTTTCTTCGTCTGTATCATCATCGATAGTCTCAATGTATTTAGCTAATCGTAAGAACGCATCATCACCTGGTACAGTATTTGGTGTTTCTGGGTTAAACGGTGCGATAAAATGTTGTCGCTTCGCATTTTTTTGACGTGCCATAATTTCCTCCTTAAATTTCCAATTTTGCTGTTAGTTGCAAGGTGTAGACAAAGAAACCTTGCTCATCTCTTCCGTTGATACCAGGTTTTTCAACCGACAAGGACAAAAAAGTGTATGAATTATCTGTACTTGGCAAATCAATGTCAAACGCTGACAATTCGCCGTTTAGAAACCAGATAATATCACTTGCTTTCTTGTTGGTTCTGCTTTTGACCGCAATTTCAAACGGTAGACTTACTTCTCTCGTACCGTCCATGAATTCCTTGTCAATCGTTCCACCTGGAATAGCATTGATAACCAAATCATCTTCATCCTCGTTGAAATAATCTAGTCTTGCTTTCAACGGTAATCTGTCAAAACTATTAATATGTTTTAAAAGCACTTCTTGAAAGTTTTTGTTATCTTGCATTAGAGCCCCATTCCTTTAGCAGCTACACGTTTCCACTTATCTGAATTAGCCTTTTGAGCTGTGTCATACCATAATTTACCAGTACCTGACGTTGTATAATGGTTAAATGTAACAATTCCGTTAGTGCCATAATATTGTGCTCGTGCATATACTGTATTCCATGAGACATTGCTTCCATCAATAGCGATTTGACCGCTAGCACGTAAAGCACCGTCTTTTTTAGGAATATACTTGTCAGCATCTAAAAGCACTTGATTAGCTAATGCACGTTTCCCTTTTAGAATGTTGTCGTTTGACACTTTCTTTTCAACACGGCTAATGTCAGTTTTAGTCCGAACAAAGAAACTCATTAGACCACTCCAATCTCATAGCTGAACAATTTTCCGTTCAGATAGTTCGGTTGAATGTTTTTAACAATGTAATCACGATTTCCGTCATTGATTGTTGCTTCAAGCCAACTATCATCCACATCTACTTTTGAAACAGCTGGATAAATGAAAACTGTACCTGTCTTATCTTTAGTTTTAGAGTTATTCGTACCTTTGACAGAAACATACCTGTCAAATCTGACTGATTTAACGGCGAACGGTGCTGAATATGCTAAATCTCCAAAATCATCTTTCTTTTGTACTTTTTGAACATTAATAGTGTCTTGCAATAAGCGTTTATCTATCATAATCAACCCCCACCACAAGGCTAAATCCTGCCTGTTTAAGCACGTTCTCCGCATCAAGCGATAAGTTATATTGCTGACCGTCTGAACCGCCCACATATGAGCCGTAATTGATTGAGGTACGTCCAATAGACACGCTTTGCATTGTTTTTTTGTCATCAGCTGTCATGATGCCTGAAACATCCAAGTAAGCAATCTGAAACGCCATCGCAAGTTTGACCGCTTGCTGACGATAATCAAAATCTTCTTCGAATTTGATATATCGTTGATAGATACCTTGTGTGTATAAGTTGATGGCGATTTCAGCACGTTTTGCTAACTTGTCAAAATTTTCAACATCATCAAAGCCGAGTTTAGTAAACTCTGTTTCAGTTAAATAAGCCATGATAACCTCCCTTAAAGGGCGCTGTCACCCTTATTTTTCTGTTTCTACATCTTCTGTCGCTTTCTTGCGGGTGCGTTTAGGTTTTTCCGTAACTTCTTCATTAAGTGGTACTAAGACCGCTTGAACATCTGGAAAAGCACTAGCAAGGTCTGCGTTGATGCTGTCAGCGTAATCTTTTTCAAGTTCGATGACTTCACCAACAATCACATCTTTATTGAGCGATTTAAAGAATAGGTTTTTAGTAGCTTTATATTTAGCCATTATTCGCCCTCGTTTTTAGACTTTTTGCTACGTTTTGGTTTTTCTTCTTGTTCTTCAACCTTTTCTTGTTTAGGTTCTAGAACTTCAAAACCATCTGCGATAAGTTGTACTTCAAGCTCGCTGCCTTCTTGAACAGTGTAGACTTGATTTTCTTTGAAATACTTTTTCATCTGCTACCTCCTACGCTGATTTATGTGAAACATAAATACCATCTTCTTGTGATTTCAAAACAAACAAGTCGTGGTATAGACGGTTTTGATACAAGTAGCCGTCACCTTCTGTGTGTTGCCCTGGCGCAAAGAGATAGATAGAGTTAAATTTGGCTTTGGCAATAACAGCTGTTTTAGCAACAATCAAGAAATTAATATCTTTACCGTCCTCAGCTTTAACAAAACCTGTAGTGAAATCAAATTTAGTTTTGAAACGTGCATCATCCCAAACTTCGATAAGTTGCACACCGTCAAGAGAAGTGACACGGGTATCAATACCTTGTGGAGATGTAGTTGCGATTGAACGTGTAAAGTCTTTAGAACGTTCCAAAGCATCCATCACTTCACTAGACACGTACATAACAAGGTTAGATGCGCCAAATTTACGCATTGGCAAAATAGCAGCTTTTAAAACGCTGTAAACATTTTCTGGTGTGATGCTGTCTTCTTCTTTGAAATGGCTGCCGGTGATTGCTGCTGTTGCAATTTTAGAAAAACGATAAGCATCAACCTCTGGTGTTGCATGTTCTGAAATGAAAGTATTTGAAATGTTAGCCGCTGAAAGTTCTTGATTTGTTTCATCGACATCTGCTGTATCAACAAAGAACTCTACATCACGGTCAAATCCCAATGTGTAAACATTTTTGTCGTTCGATACTGTTCCAGCGTTGTAACCTTTAGAGCGTGTGTGAGTTTTATAACCTGTTACAGAAATGGTTGGAAGTTCAAAAGAACGTGCGCCAAGCCAATTTACTCTAGGGGTTTCAAGGATTGATGTTAAAGAACCTTGCATAAGGCGTTTTTCAAATTGCCCCTCATGTTTAGTAATGTAGTTAATTGACATGATTTCCTCCTTTTTATTCAGTCAATCCCAAAGCCTGTGCAAAGGCGTCTGGTGTTGGGTCTTTTGCTGCGGGATTTCCAGTAGCAAAAATACTTGGGTTAGGTGTGTCATCGTCTGCTTTGAAAAGATAAGGGTCACTTTCCTTTAATCCTGTGATGATGTCGTCTAGTTTTGGCTTACCGTCTTCGTCAAGCTCAACAGTGTCAACATCAATAAATTTCATCAAGGTTGATGGATTGTGTGCGTTAGTATCTTTCAATGCAAGGTTGATAGCATTGACCTTTTGTGTCATTGCAAGATTTGCTTCAGCATCAGCTTTAAACTTGTCATATTCAGCTTGCAATTTATCAAGTGCTTCTTTTTGTTCGGCACTTGTATTCGCATCAGCTTTCAATGTTTCAATCTGTGTCTCAGCATTTTGCAATTGGTTTTTAAGACTGTCTCGCTCTTGCGTGATAGTGTCCAAAGCTGATTTAGTTTCATTCAAATCTTTGCCATGCAAAGTAAAAACTTCTTTAGCTTGTTCATCTGTCAATCCAAGATTGATAAGGTCATCTTTTGTAAATGGCATTTTGTCCTCCTAGTCCTTTTTGTAGGTGGCTAACCCCCACCACAAAGGTAAAATCTTATTTACTTCTTCAGTTTACCTTTGAACAAAGCGGACTTTTTACCGTTTTGAACGCACAAAAAAAGCACCTAGAAAAAATCTAGGTGCAAATAAGTAAGATAACTTACCAAATATTCAAATCTACAAATTTATCAATGATACTTTCTGCCATTTTACCTTTTTGTGTAATGTTGTATGCATTGTCAAAGGCTTTGAGCTGGTAATAATCTTCCAAAGCTTCTGCAAAATCATCATTCAACTCTCCATTTTGCAAAATTTTATCTAAATCAAAATCAGGTAAGCACTCTTTAATAAAAGCTATTTGTTTTTCGTTTAGAATTTCAACTATTTTCATTTTTCAAAACCATACTTTCTGCGAATTCTTTTTCCTGTCTTATGAGTTGTTGCAATATTCCCTGTAGATGGATTAATAACAACTGATGTATCTTTACCGATAAATTTTTGAGATGGTCTACCATACTCATCATATTTAATCTCTTTTATTTCAAGAGGATTTTTTAAAGCATCAATGATAGTTTGAGTTTCAACCTTTCGTTCAACAGCACGATCAACAAGATGTTTTGAAACGTCTTTAATTTTTATATTATTGCTTGTTTTCATGCCTATTATAGCACTTTTCACCTCTCGTTGCTTCTCTAAAGTTTTCTTCTTAGTCCTTAACAATGTTTTATTTTTTTCGTATGAATTTTGAGTTGAAAATAACCTTTCCCTTGAATAATCACGATGCAAGAAACCATGCTGATCAACATAAGCACGCATCTTTCCTTGTAAGTTTCTAAGTTTTAAGCGTTCAGATGTGATAAGTTCATCATCTCCCAGTTGACTAGCGATGTGTAGGCGCTCTTTTTGGTTTCTGATAGCACGTTCAAGTGCTCTTTGTTTGGCTTGTATACGTGCATTCTCTTCTGCTTGTTCGGGCGTTAAGTCTTTGAGATAGTCTGGGTCTTCTGGTAGCTCATTGACCCCAATAATAAAAGGTGTCAAATAATGTCCACAATGCACACCCAAACAACCACCAGCATAACCATATCCGTAGTCAGACAAAGCAAGTACCTTAACACCTTGCTCTGTATGTGTCATGCCTTCCATTGTCACTATATGACCCTGCAAAGGTGCACACATTTCTCTAGCTGTGGCTTTCTTTGAGTAGTAGTAAGTGTCAATACCCATTTCCTTAGCTGGTGCTGTGCGCATTTCGTTGTAAACTCTAAACGTTGTCGTTTTAATAACAGCTCTTGCGTACGCATCTGCTCGCCACTCTCTGCCGCCTTTATCGACAAAACCTGTAAAATTCTTCTTTTGCCATTTCATGATAGTGTCACGAATAGCTTTATCAGCTGATTTTGAACTGATAACCACTTCGGCTACGGACTTCTCAACAATTGATTTGTATGTTTTTTGAATTGACCTAGGCAAAGTCGTATTGATAAGGTTTAAGTCACTAATCGCTTGCGATGTGTAAGCTTCAAGGCTATCTGTCACGCCGTTGGCAATATATTCACCATCTCTCCTGCCTAAATCCTCTGCAAGTTGCTGTTTAGTGTCTTTGTAAACCTTTAATCCTTCGTTAGCTATAACGTCACGTAACAAGTCCTCTGCTATACCTGTGCGCTCCGTGATAATTTTAAGATTCTCTTCGTTTAGCATGTGCATATCATTCAATTTTTGCATTTGCCAAATATATGGATTTTCTTGTAAATCAGCACTACCACGAACGATTAAACGCTTAATCATATTATCAAAGAGTTCTTGCTGCATCTGAGCGTAAATATCGCTAACTCCTTGCATCTTCAAAGAGAATTGCTGGTCATTTAAGACTGGTCTCTTACTCATCGTCTTCCTCTACTTGTTTCCTGCCATAAAGCGCTAAGTCTGCATCATTTTCTGGTGGTAATTCCCCATTGATTTCAACTAGATAGTCTTTAGCTTCCTCTTCGGACACATTCAATGTTTTTTGGATGCCTAAACGTTGTGGTGCAAAGCCTGCTGATACCATTTGCATCCAATAAGCAAGCTCTGCGTTTCGGTCTGTAAAGACACCATCGTCAAGATTGACTGAAATGTCTTCTAGCTCTGGTATTTCGCCCTTGTACAGACCTGTAGCTTTACCGAGTTCGCAAATAGATACGCATAACTCTTTAATCGATTGCTCAACAAGAGCAGCAATACTATTGCGCATTTGGTATGTGTCGCTATTCTCGCTAACTACTTCGGTAGCTGTCTTCATACTCTTGCCGTCAAACGAGAACATGCCAGCAGACACGCCAATCTGCATCTCAAATAGTTTCAGACCTTCTGAAATGGCTGTAATGTAGTCGTTTGAGCGGATAGGTGTTGTAATGTCCTTAATGCTGTTAGCGTCCATATCACCACCGCCTAGCTGTGTATAGATGTTTTGGTCTGTCTCAAAGCGTCGTTTAAAAGTGATTGAACCATCTTCTCTCTGTGCTGTTAGCTTAGTTAATTGTTCAGGGATAATGACACGACGTTGACCCATTTTGACTTCCCACATGAACTCATCGTAAGTTCTGTTGATAAAGTCAATTGTCGTTTTAGCATTATCAAAGATAGATAGACCAAGCGGACTGTTTATGTCTTTGTTGTTCATTCCTGGAGTCTTGAGATACGTAAACAATGGACGTGATAAGTCTTTAAACATTGTGACTTGCTCAAGGTCTGGATACAATTCAGACAAGTTCACACGTTGACCTAATGCGTCGCTGATATCTGACTTGTAAAGCTCGTTAGTGATACGATAATAGCTTTTATCTTTCGTACTTCCTTGCTCGTTTCCGTCAGCTGTCACCCATTCATGAAACTCTACGAGCGTGTAATACACGTTCTTTCTGCCCTCTGACTTGATTGCTTTAGTCAAGATAGCAGCATTCGACACGTCTTGCGTATTTGATTGCAACGGTAAGAATACTGGTGCTTGAACGAATGCTACACGAATTCTATCACCGTCAACATATGGACGCATAGCAAGACCACCCAACGCCAAACCACTTTCCAAATAGCGCTCAAAATTCTTGTTAAAGCGGTCATTGTCAAGCGTGTAGCTGATGAACTCATCAACTGATTTGTTGTCTGATGTGATTTCTGCTTGTTCGTTGTAAACTAAGCTAGCAATCTTTTTCGATGCTGTTCGTGCAATCGGCAAATGATTAAACTTGCGACGTTTCACATCACCCTCGCTATTGATATATTCGACGTCATCAAATTTAGATTGATAGTAAGTTAGATTGTGTTGAATACGACTGTACTCCTCTTGACTAACTGCAATTTTTGGATGATCAAGAATACTGTTTAAATTTGAAGTCTGCATGTTATACCTCCCACGATTAAAGAAATCTTTTACTTTCTGGATTAGACCCATAATGTCCTCCTAACTGTTTCCGACACGTAAACCAAGGATTTTAGCATTGTCCAAGGCAAAGTATTGTGATACGTCGCATGTGTGGTCATCTTCTTTGATGACGTTTGGATTATCTGACTGGATTGTCTTCTCATCCCAACGATACATGCGATGCTCTTCGATAAATATCTTATTGGCTTCCGTGTCTAAATAATAAAATCGTCCTTGAGCAAGCAATGACTGAAAACTGTCAATCATTGTCACTTTTTTAAGCTTGGCTACTGGATGCCAGCGAATAGCAAAGTCTAAATACATCTGGTTTCGCAATGCCCCCTCAGCACTATCGATTGTGTACTGTAGCACTTGCACTCTGTACTTATCCACAACCGAACGAGTAAAACTGTGTATGTCTTGTGATAATTGACTAGGCGCTTTCTTGACTACTTTCCCCGCTGGTGAATAGTAGTAAGTATCAAGCAAAATGACATTGCCTTTTGCTGTAATTCCAAATGCTCCGCAAGCTGTTGCTGACTGCTGGTGACCACCGTCAAGTGCAAAGGAAATACCAATCAGCCTATCATTAGCTGGCAAACTATCCAACGGATGAAACGTGCTCATGTTGTATACGTTGTTTCCAAGTCCGACTGGCTCGCCCAGGTAGATATATCTGTAATAATCAAAGTCATTAGCTTTAATACGTTCGATGTCTTTTAGCATTTGCTCAGTGACAAAACCCAGCTCGTCATCAAGATAGCTAGATGAGTGGCAAAGATATTCATCACGGATTTTCATAGTCTCAAACCACTTGTTAATCCAACTGTATGGATTACGTGGAGGGTTATAGGACCAAAAGAATTGCACGCATTTAGCTTTAGCGTGTTTCTGGCGCATGAAAGTAACGTTAGACTGGTCAAAATCTTCTTCGCTGTCAAATTCTGCCGCCTCTTCGTACCAAACAGCGATAATATTTCCGATATCGTTTGATTTTAGCTTTTGAAAGTCGTCTTGACCGTAAAAATAGAACGTTGACCCTGTTTTCTTATGAATAATCTTAAACGGGCTAACAGTCGTCTTAAAACCGCCAAACACGCCATACAATTGCAATGCCCATTGTATTTTATTAAAGACACTATCACGTATCGTATTAGCTACCTTACGAATGATTACAACGTTAGCTGTCTCACCTTGCTTGATGTATTTCACCATCATATAAACCAATTTCAATGCGATTACAGATGATTTAAACGAGTTCCGCCCACCTTTTAAAATATTGTACGGCTCACCAGAAATCCAAACAGGCTTAAAATGTGGATTGACGTTTTTCTGTACGTTAAACACCATCATCAACCTCCTCAGCCCACTCATCAACAATGATGATTTGGTCATCTTGCGCTTCGTTAGCGTTGACTTGTTCACGCAATTTAGTCAATTCAAGCTCTAATTTTTCGGCTTGTTTAGCAGTTGGATAACGTTTCAAAATTTCCGTAATAGCTTTGATGACTGTTGCATTATCCGCTTTCTTCCTAAGTCTTTTGACTTCGCCTGTGACTGGATTCATCATCAAAACTTCTTCGTCACGATTTCCTCTTGCGATGTCTGATAGTATACTCAACGCCTCTTCAGCATCCATGATGTTTTTCTTGTGTAATTCAGAAAGTTGATCATCAATGTACGCTCGAATTTTAGTATTTTTTAGTAGCTTATCAGCGTTAGCACCTGCGTATTTTTCAGAATATCCAGCATTAATTGCTGCTTTTGTTGCATTTCCTAGCTTGATAAATTCATCTGCAAATCGTTTCTGACGTTCATTCATTACCTCTCCTTTCACACAAAAAAATCACGAGTCTTAACTCATGATTTCATTGTAATATCAAGTTAATGTGGCTTTTTACCGTTCTTTCAAAGCGTTAGCTAACAAATGTCTGTAGGTTGCACGGAAATAGTCATCAAACCAATTATTAAGATGCTTGTATGTTCTGTTTGGACTTCTGTAGTAAATCCTTTGACTAGCACCTATCACGTTCATTGTCTCGTATACATATACCTCTTTGAGCACTCTGACAAGTGACTCATCTGTTTTTGAGATAACCTCACTTGTGACTGTGTTCAAATTGACGTAAAACGCTGCATCTTCATTGTTATTTTCCAGAAAACAGTCTTGTATCTTTTGCTCTAGGATTGTTTTCTCTGGGTTTGTTTTATCTCTCAGAAAATACCACTTCAGCCATATGATTTCTCGCCTATGTATTACAGACAATCTTTCAAACTTCGTCTTTGCCATAACTTCACCTACAAGGTTTCCATCGCTTTAATAAATTCTTCATAGCTATTCAAAACTTTATAGCGACAATCACGCACGTAAACTTCACAACCTTTATGCTCCACCCAATTACCTGTTTCTTCGTCAAAGATTTCAAATGTATCTTCCGCTATTGATATAATCTCATTTGCGTTTAATACCAGTTTGAATTCCTCAAGTTCATCTACATCATACGCTGTTATATCTATTAACCATCTGCTGTTCATTTTAATCCTCCTCAATCGTCATCCACTCTTCTTTTTCGGCAATCTTACCGCATTTTGTGCATTTAACACCTTCTACCTCGTAAGTTCCTGTGAAAAATATTTTATGGATAGTCGTTCTCACATAATGATGTTTACAAAAGAAATGACGTACACCCAGCTTGAATTGGCTAATTTTTTCCTTGACTACATATTTTAAAGCTTCCCAATAATCAAACATTATCCTTTTCCTCCTCGATTGTCAGCACAAATCTGTAATAACCTTTTTTCCCACTCAATCCGCCTAGCTGGAACTTCGTTGATTTAATCACGTTATCATTGTCATCAGTCCAAATTTTAGCTTCGGTCATACCATCGACTAACGCTTTAACTGTTGGATAAAGATTTGGCGTGTCTAATCTTCGATTTGTTGGCTTGTACACCGTCACAATTAAATGGCACGGTCTCTCTGGGCTAAAAGGTTTCATCTGCTTATCTTTCTTCGCTGTAACTTCATACATCGCTAACGTTTTAATACGTCTTGTCATGACCGCTTGCGCTTGACGATGAAATCTATCATTGCTGTTGATAACCATGTTTTGCTTTTTTAACTTGGTATTTCTAGGCAACCAAAACTCAAATTCCATGATTTACTCCGTCACAATCGCTGTCTTTCTCTTTTTCAAGAAAATCTAGCTTACTCTTAAGTCGTTGAATTTCCGCTTCTCGTTTTCCTTTTTGAACAGCTGGATTATAGTTCAACTCTCTTACTTCGCCACCAAACAAGTCAAGGCTCTTGTTCAGTATTCTTGTACGCTCGAACACTTCGTCAATCTTTTTAGCCTGAACATTGACTAACCAAATATTTACGACACCAAACACAGTAACAACTACCGCAAAAAACATTTCTTTCATTTTTCTTTCTCCTCATCTGCTAACTCAACTAACGCATTGCCACAAGTGTCACAAACCATAACACCAGGCTCTTCTTCCCACAGCTCTAAATCCGCCACATTTCTCCACTCATAACAATCTGCGCAGAACGCTCTTTTAATTTTCATATTACACCTCTCTATACGTTTGCTTAAAAATTTCTTTCTTGCATACATAGCATTCGCCAGTCTGGTTTTTAATTAGATAATCACCATCTGAGAAACACATTTTGCCTTCAAGTGTATCAATTGACATAATTAGACCTCCAACTCCTCAATAGAAACATAACCAACATCTCTTAGTCTCTCTATTTCTTTATCTAATTTGTTATCAAACACAAAAGTTTTCTTGACCAACCTTATTTTTTTATGCTTACCGCAAGAACACTGTAGTCTTGTATATAACTTAATATCTTGACCACAAGCTGAATAAGTCATAACATAATAGCCGACTTTCTTATAAATGTG